TGCCGCAGCCAACAAAGCATTCAAAGGCGATGGAACCGGCGATGCATTTACAACTGGCGGATTTTTCTCACCGTTGTATACAAGACAATCAGATGCAAATGCCGCAGATAGTGCAGCAAATCCATCTGGTGGCACTTCGCATGGCCATTATTTTGAAAAGTATCGTGGCGAATTTGACGCAACTTCTGGTGTCGATGCAACAACAGACACTATCACTCTCACAGCAGGACATGGTTTCTCAAAAGGTGACAAGGTAGTTCTCTCAACTGCAACAGATAGTGGAATGACTCAGTATACTGAATATTTTGTTGCAACTATAAGCGGCGATGATATCACATTGTCAACCGAATTCAACTTTGGTACAGATGCAGCTCCTTCTGGAACGACTGTGGATTTGTCAGTGGGAACAGTGACAGCCGCTGTTCTTAACAGAATGTTTTTCATGCCCACAACCACGTCAGTAGCACAACACGAACTAAGTAGTGCTATTGGAATTGCAGGTTCAGTTTTGCCATATGCAGAAACCGGAAGAGATGTGGTACAAATCGACATCGCACAACAAACTTCGTTTACAATGAGTACAACAATCGGTGCTGCAGCAGCTGCTGCTTCTGGTGCCGGTGGGGTTACTGCGGCAGTCATGTCACCAGTGGCTAGCGATTATGCGCGTACTGAATTCACAGTATCCGCTAATAGTGCATTGATCACTTTCGTATCAAACTTCCCAGAAACTGGCGAAACAATCAACGTGGTAATTCCGGCGAGAAAATCTTTCCCATTGACACCAGCACCCAACTTCACATCAGGACAGACATTAACTGTTACTGTTGGTGGGGCTGCCGTTACACAAGGAACAGATTTTACTCTACAAGAAAACAACACAAGAATTGAGTTTACAACTGCACCAGCAGGGAGCGCACCTATTGTAGCAACAATTAGAAATGCGGCGACAAATCAATTCGCTTTCAATGCAGCAAGTCTTCTTATTAAGAATCAAAATGACTTCGAAAATAATTTCGGTTTTGGTAATGCAGCATTCAATGGTGTTGAATTTGCCGCAAGAAATGCGGGTGCTTGGGGCAACGACCTTAAAGTATATCTTGTCGATGAAAGTTCGTATGATAGTCTGTTGGCATCAAATCCGACTGCGGCTAATGCACTTTCTGGTAAACCTAGAGCAGACGATTTAACTGAAGATCCATCTGAAGCGTCGAACACTGCAACTACAGGCGAGAAAATTACACAGGGTATTTCTTTAGTTGTCACAGATAACTCAACTGGTATAGAAAGAGTTGTCGAATCAATTGAAGGACTTTCAAAAGCGGCAAATGGTAAAACAAGTGCTGGTAAAAGTATTTATTATGTTTCAGAAATCAACAGACGTTCCTCGTATGTTTTCATTACCAATCACCCGGCCGGTGTCGATTGGGGCGGAAATATTGTAACAGCTGCAACCAATAAGAAAGTTTCTTTTTCTAAATTGAGCGATGGTGGTAATACCGATGGTGTAGAAACTTTTATTGCTCGCCCATTCGGCGGTGGACAAATTGGTGTTACACCAACTGCAACTCAATTTGAGGGCGGTTTGGCACACTTTGCCGATAACGAAACTGTTGATCTTGGTTTCTTAATGCAGGGTGAAATTGCCGATGTAGGTGACATAACTTCTGCTAGAGGCGCTGTCAACAAATTGATTGATATTGCCGAAGCCAGAAAAGACACAATTGCATGTATTTCTCCAAGAGAAGTTGATGTTGCGACAGACAGAGATAATATGAATGTTGCCGCACAACTTGCATTTTTTGATTTAGTCAGAAAAAGTAACTACGCATTTGCAGACTCCAACTACAAATATGTCACCGACAAATATAATGACACATATAGATACATTCCATTCAACGGTGATACCGCTGGATTGATGATCAGAAGTGAAAATGAACGTGATGCATGGTTCTCCCCAGCAGGTTTCAATCGTGGTGTAGTAAGAGGTGTTGTAAAAACAATGCAATCTCAAGACAAATCGGATAGAGACAATCTTTATAAGTCTGCTATCAATCCGATTGTTAATTTCACCGGACAAGGAACAGTTTTATTCGGTGACAAGACCTTTACAATGAAACCATCAGCGTTTAGCAGAATTAATGTTAGAAGGTTGTTTATTGTCCTCGAAAAATCTATTGCGACTGCCGCGAAATTTACATTGTTTGAGTTCAATGATGAATTTACAAGAGCGCAATTTACCGCTTTGATCGAACCTTTCCTCAGAGATGTTAAAGGTCGCAGAGGTATCTATGACTTTAAAGTTGTCTGCGACGACACCAACAATAGTGGTGAAGTTGTTGATAGAAACGAATTCATCGGTGACATTTTTATCCAGCCTGCGAAATCTATCAACTTTGTTCAACTCAACTTTGTTGCAGTACGCACAGGTGTTGATTTTAATGAAATCGTTGGCGCGGTTTAAATATAAATAGATAAAAATAGGAGATAAAAAATGGCATTTAACATAGACGGATTCAAATCAAAGTTTGGTGATGGTGGCGCTCGCCCGAATTTATTTCGGGCGAAGATCAACTTACCAAGTGGTATTAGTATCCCAGGCGGCCTTGACAGTCAAGGTACATATATGATAAAATCGGCGCAGATTCCATCTGCTACGGTTACTGCAATCGATGTTCCTTATTTCGGGCGGCAAGTTAGAGTCGCTGGAAACAGAACTTTTGAACCTTGGACTGTAACAATTATGAATTCTGAATCATTCGATATCAGAAATGCAATGGAACAGTGGATGGCTGGTATCAATTCGCATGAAGGTAATAGACAATCCGCAGCAGATAATTCTTTGTCCAGTTACAAAGCTGATGCGTTTGTAGAGCACCTAAATAAGAAGGGTGATCAAGATCGTCCTATTGCAACATATCAGTTTCACGGTCTCTTTCCAACAGAAATCTCATCGATCGAACTTGGTTGGGAAAATAATGACACTATCGAAGAATTTACTGTTACTTTTGCATACGACTACTGGCACCACACTAATATCGTAAATAATTAAATTATTGTGATCGGAATACATAATGGAAGTGAAATTATTTGGGTTTACCCTCTTAAAAACCGCTGAACAGACCAAAGAACTGAAATCGTTTGTGCCTCCCCAGAGCATGACTGATGACGGTTCTTTGACTGTTTCCAGCAATTTTTATAATCAAACACTAAATCTCGAAAATACTGCAAAGAGCGACTCGGAATTAATAGACCGATATAGAGATATGTCTATCTATCCAGAAGTCGAGGTTGCGATAGATGATATTGTATCAGAAGCAATCGTAAACGAAGCGGACGAAAATCCCGTAAAACTACTAACAAAAAATATCGACCAATCAGATGCAGTAAATAAAAAATTAGTCGAAGAATTTGAAAATGTTCTTACTCTATTGAATTTCAATAGAAATGGATATGACATTTTTAGAAGTTGGTACATAGATGGTAGAATTTTCTATCATATTATAATAGACGAAAAAAAATCAAAAGACGGTATAAAAGAATTAAGAAAAATTGATCCCCGTTGTATCAAAAAAGTAAAACAGATTGAAAAAGACCAAAAAACACAAGGTAAGCTTGTAAAATCTGTAAAAGAATACTATATCTACAACGAAAAGGGATTGAAACTGGGAGACAAAACATCTGGTATTCCCATAACCACAGATGCGATTGCACATGTAGCATCTGGTTTAAAAGATAACAAAAGAAACCATGTTATCGGACATTTGCATAAAGCAATCAAGGCCTTAAATCAACTCAAAATGGTAGAAGATTCTGTTGTGATATACAGATGGACACGCGCACCTGAGCGGAGAGTGTTTTATATTGATGTCGGAAACCTCCCAAAACTCAAGGCTGAACAATATATTGCAGACATTATGAATCGATACAAAAATAAAGTCGCATATGATGCCACCACAGGCGAAGTCAAAGATGATAGACGGCATATGTCTATGTTAGAAGATTTTTGGTTTCCAAGACGTGAAGGTGGACGGGGTACAGAAATAGAAACATTGCCCGGCGGATCGAATTTAGGTGAGATGGATGATGTTGTATATTTTCAGAAAAAATTATACAAATCATTAAATGTTCCCATTTCAAGACTTGAGCCAGAGGCCTCGATTGCAATCGGCCGAGCGCAAGAGATAAATAGAGATGAATACAAATTTAATAGATTTATCGTAAGACTTAGAAATCAGTTTAGTGAGTTATTTTTGAACTTACTAAAAACTCAGGTTTTGTTAAAAGGAATTGTGACTCCCGATGAATGGGAAGTGATTTCACAAAAATTGATTTTTGATTTCACACAAGATTCTTACTATTCTGAAATTAAAAATACAGAAATGATCAGAGATAGAATTGATTTGTTGTCTAATATGACTGATTATATGGGAAAATACTATTCCCACAAATGGGTGCAGCGCAACTTGCTGAAGTTCAGCGACGAGGAAATTGCACAAATGAGAAAAGAAATTGACGAAGAACAAAAAGACAAAATCTTTAAAAATGTGGAAGAAGAGGAATAATAATGACCGAAGATAATATAAATAATAAATATCTTGATATAGTAGACAATGCAGTGATGGATCAGGGCATAGAAGCACAAAATCAAATACACGATATTTTGAAACAAAAAATATCTGATGAGATCGATGATTTTAAACAGGAGTACGGACAGACACTCTTTCAAGAGCCAGACCTGTCAGACGACATCGATTTAGAAGATGATGATGCTGAAGTTGAAACCGCCGACACAGTACAACCAGAAGCAGAGTATGACGAGTATTCTGACGAAGATTAAAAAAAGAGGAATTAAAAATGTTATCATTTGAAGAATTTCAAAACGCGACTGATGAAGAAATCGCAGAGGCAGTTAAACGGACGAAAGTTATCCGTGGCGGTGCCCGTAAAATTAAATTCAAAAGTAGTCGTGCGGGTTATAAAGTAGTTGGCAAAAGAGAAGTTAGAATTAATCCGGTCGATGCCAAGAAAATGAGTATTAGAAATACAAGATCTGCGCGTAAAAGAAAAGGTAAAATGAACATTTCTAATATGAAAAGAAAAAGATCGATGAATAAGAGGACAGGACTATGAGACTTATTACAGAAATAGTTGAAGAAATTCTGGTAGAATCTAAAGGTGAAAACCTTTTTATCGAGGGTGTATTTTTACAGTCTAATATCAAAAATAGAAATGGACGAGAATATCCGGGCGAGATCATGGATAAAGAAGTTCGTAGGTACACTGAAAAATATATCGACAAAAACCGGGCCTTTGGTGAATTAGGTCACCCAGATGGTCCGGCTATTAATTTAGAACGTGTTTCTCATATGATCAAATCTCTTAAAAAAGAGGGAAATAATTATGTGGGGAAAGCAAAAATAATGAAAGAAACTCCATATGGAGCTATTGTGTCAAACCTAATAAAAGAGGGTGCATCGCTCGGTGTTTCTTCTAGAGGTATGGGGAGCGTAAAACAGGCCGGCGGTAAAAATGTTGTGCAGGATGATTTTTATCTTGCAACGGCCGCCGATATTGTTGCAGACCCAAGCGCACCAGATGCGTTTGTGAATGGCATTATGGAAGGAAAAGAATGGGTTTGGAGTAACGGCGCAGTGGTTGAACGTGACATATCTGATATGCATAAGACTATGGTTGAGGCCCCATCAAAAGAACTTATGGAAACGAAAATAAAACTTTTCAAAAATTTCATGTCAAAATTGTAAATATTATAAATAAATATAAATTAAATCCTATAGGAGTAAAACAAAATGAGCAAAGACTTAGAGAACCAAGAAGTCGTTTCAGATGACGTAGTAACAGATGTTGAAATCGAACTTGATGAATCAATCGTAACTGACGAAGAGTTGGAAGCGGAAACTGACACAGATTCAGAAATCGAATCTGTTGAAGAGGAAACTCTCGAAGAAGATACTGATGTTGATCAGGATCTTGACGATGAGCAAGAAACCGAATACGATGAAGACGACCACATCGAAGAAGAAACTAAAGTACAAAAAATGTCAGCTCAGTATAGAGTCGAAGCAGAAGATATCAACGTACAAGAACATGTTGATGCAATGTTGCAAGGTCAAGAACTCACAGAAGAGTTCCAAAACCAAGTTTCAACTATTTTCGAGGCTGCGGTAGTCGAAAAAGTTAATGAGAAATTAGAAGAAATTTATGTTGACTATGAAGAAGAACTTCAGGAAAACGTGACTGACATTCGCCAAGAATTGTCGGAAAAAGTTGATGAATATCTTTCTTATGTTGCAAAAGAATTCGTAAAAGAAAACCAACTTGCAATTGAAAGTGGACTTAAAGTGGAAATTATGGAATCGTTTATGTCTGGACTGAAAGAAGTTTTCGAAGAAAACTATGTCGACGTGCCAGAAGAAAAGGTAAATCTTTACGGTGAAGCCTTAGCGGATTTGGAAGAAAAAGAAGCAAAATTGAACGAGCAGTTTGAAGCGAATATCCAACTGTCAAACACTATTGAAGAGTTGGAAAGAGAAATCATCTTGAAAGATGTGACTGAAGGACTTACAATTTCACAAACCGAAAAAGTACGTTCTTTGAGTGAAGGCCTTGAATATACCAATCAGGAAGATATGATGAATAAGATTACATTGATCAAAGATAATTATTTTCCATCAGAATCTATCGTCGAAAGTGTTGTACTCTCAGAAGAGGCAACTGAAACAGCGGTAGAGGATTCACCAGTGGTTCAAGAAGAAAATAAAACCAAATCTATTATGGATGTTTACGCAAGAGCGCTAAGCAAGCCGAAAGATTAAATTTTTATAAATAAACAAGATAGTCAAAAAATTAAAATCTACTAAGGAGAAAAAAATGCACGACTTTAATCAAAATAACATTCAAATGTTGAAAGAGAAGTGGAAGCCAGTTCTTGACCACCCTGATCAAGTCGCAATCACGGATTCATATAGAAAAGGCGTAACCGCCATTCTTCTAGAAAACACAGAGAATGCAACCAGACAAGAAGCAATGCTTGGTAACAGTAATGTAACTATGCAGTCTTTGCAAGAAAGCCCAGCAAACATAGCGCCAACAGCGCCTGATGGTGGTGCTCTTAAATATTCCGACCCCGTAATCATTTCTATGATTCGTCGTTCTATGCCAAATCTTATGGCATACGATCTTGTCGGCGTACAACCAATGACAGGACCAACCGGTCTTATCTTTGCAATGAAGTCAAACTATTCCACTCAAGGCGGAACAGAAGCTCTGCACGACGAAGCAGATACAGCGTTTTCTGGCGACGATACTGTTGCACATGCAGGAACAGACCCATTCGCAGGCGCAACTATTACTTCAAATGCGCTCGTTGATGGATCAGGATTCACAACTGGACTTCCAGGCTCGACAGCCGAAGCCGAAAAGTTGGGTGACGGTTCTGCAATGACTTCTGATGGCCACTTTAACCAAATGGCATTCAGCATTGATCGCGTATCAGTCGTTGCGAAAACTCGCGCACTGAAAGCAGAATACACAATGGAACTTTCACAAGACTTGAAAGCCGTTCACGGTCTCGACGCAGAGTCGGAATTGTCAACAATTCTTTCAACTGAAATTACTGCTGAAATCAACCGCGAAGTTCTGCGTACACTGTATGCTCAAGCGAAACTTGGCGCGCAATCACAAATGACCAACAAAGGTATTTTTGATATTGCAACTGATGCAGACGGTCGTTGGAGTGTTGAAAACTTCAAAGGACTTATGTTCCATGTAGAGCGTGAAGCAAACCTCATTGCAAAAGAAACTCGCCGCGGAAAAGCAAACACCATCGTTTGTTCTTCTGATGTCGCTTCTGCACTTGCAATGGCTGGACTTCTGGACTACAACCCACAAATGGATACTGCATTGCAAGTAGACGACACAGGCCAAACTTTCGCCGGTGTACTCAACAAGCGCATGAAAGTATATATCGACCCATATTTCTCTGCCACAGGTGGTGCTGGAAACTATGACTTCGCAATGGTCGGTTACAGAGGAACTTCCCCATATGATGCGGGTTACTTCTACTGCCCATACGTTCCAATGCAAATGGTTCGTGCCGTTGGTGAGAATACTTTCCAACCAAAAATCGGTTTCAAAACCCGCTACGGCATGGTTGCAAACCCATTCGCTGGTGGTGCTCGTGCCAACCAGTATTATCGTATCTTTAGAGTTGACAACATTAACTCTGGTGCCTAAGAACAATAATAATAAAAACCAGAATACGGGGGGATTTTATATCCCCCCTTTTTTTATGACTAAATAGTAGTAACAAAGGGGAGTTGTTTTAGTGGATCTAAATACCGATAATGTTAATTTGTTGAATACACAGACATTCAACTTTTCAATAAACATGTGTCCGAAACTCACTGAATACGTGCAATCGGTTTCAATTCCAGGCGTTACTCTTGGTGAGGCTGGTGCAGAAACTCCGTTTGTTCGTATTCCAGAGCCGGGCGATAAACTCACATATTCTGTACTAGGAGTTTCTTTTCTAGTAGATGAAGAATTAAAAAATTGGTTAGAGATTTTTGATTGGATGACAAGTCTTGGATTTCCAGACAATTTTCAACAATATGGAAATATTCCTGCCGCAAAAAGATTGAGTGGCGAACAAACACGCGACGATATGATTTTGATTATATACAATAATCACTCAACGCCGATACTAAAAGTGACATTTAAAGATGCATTTCCTATCGCTGTCGGAGACATCCCATTAACTGCAAGCGATACGACTTCGGAAGCGCCTGTCGCGACCGCAGATTTTATGTATAGGACATATACGATAGAATCATACAGCTCTTAATATTATACCTATTTGAAAGAACATTATGGAAGAAAAATATTCGGTAAAATTATCCGAAATGCTCCAAGAGGCTGAGCAGGATATAAAAATAGATTTTTTAAAATTGCAGGATGAGTTAGTACACAATCAAAATTTGATTGGCAAATGGATGACTCATCAACAAATATATCAAACAAAATATCAATTTTTAGAGTTGGGATATAAACAACTACTGGCATCTAAAACAAAATACTATACTGGAAAAATGTCTGAAGATGAAATTCTATCAAAGGGTTGGGAGATAGAAGGAACAAAGATATTAAAGGCAGATTTGAATATTTGGGTTGATGATGACGATGAAATGATAAAATCTAAAAAGCAGTTACTTCTCCTCAAACAAATAATAACACTTATCGACAAAACTTTGGATATATTGATCGATCAAAAAAAATGGACAGTCAAAAATTATATTGATTGGAAAAAATGGCTTGAAGGTAACTAATGAGTAAATTTTACATAAGTAAATTAAACGAAGTATATGCCCAGATAGACTCACCCGAAATGTATATGTTGAAAGAATTGGTGGACTATTTCACATTCAAAGTGCCCGGCGCTGAGTTTATGCCTACATTTAAAAACAAAATATGGGACGGTAAAATACGTTTGTTTAATCCACTCAACTGCAAATTGTATATGGGGTTGATACCACAAGTCAAACATTTTTGCGAAAAAAACAACTACGAGATTGTATATGAAGAAGATGTAAGGGATAAGGGATTTACACCGGACGACTTGAGGGCCCTGGCCAAACATATAAATCCGCATAGTCAGGGAAATAAAATTGAATACAGAGATTATCAACTCGATGCAATATATCATGCAATCAAAACAAATCGCACACTTTTGATATCACCGACCGCATCTGGAAAATCTTTGATGATCTATACTTTGATACGGTTTTACAATATGCACCCTGAAGTAAAAGGAAAAAAGATTTTAATTATCGTTCCAACCGTATCATTGGTTCAGCAGATGTACGGCGACTTTAAGGATTATGGATGGAATGTGGAAAAATATTGTCATAAAATTTCGGCTGGGATAGATAAACACACAGACAAAAAAGTTATAATATCCACTTGGCAATCTATATATAAAATGCCGAGAGATTATTGGGATCAATTCGGAGTAGTTATAGGCGATGAATGTCACCTGTTCAAGGCCAATAGTCTCAATAAAATTATGGACAAATTAACAACCTGTAGGTTTCGATTCGGAACTACCGGAACTCTCGATGGGACAAAAACTCATAAACTTGTTTTAACAGGAATGTTTGGCGAAGCATTGCAAGTAACATCCACAAGAAAACTAATAGACAATAAAACACTTGCAGATTTCAAAATACAGGCTATTGTTCTCAAATACCCCAAAGAAAATTGTAAAGAAATCCGTAAAATGAAATATTCTGATGAGGTTGAATGGATCGTAACCAACCCACGAAGAAATGAATTCATAAAAAATTTGACATTGGATTTAAAAGGTAATACACTTGTATTATATAATTTTGTCGAAAAACATGGAGTCCCACTGCATAAACTAATATCCGATTCTGTCATTGGAGAACGAAAAGTATTTTTCGTGTCGGGAAATGTGGACGCCGATACTAGAGAACAAATCAGAGCTACAACAGAAACGGAAGATGATGCAATTATTGTTGCATCATATGGAACATTTTCAACAGGCATAAATATAAGGAACCTACACAATGTAGTTTTTACATCTCCGTCGAAGTCTCGCATTAGAAATTTGCAGTCTATCGGTAGAGGATTGAGAAAAGGAAATAATAAAACTTCGGCTGTACTATACGATATTGCCGATGACTTACGACACAAAACATATATGAACTTTGCGGTCAGACACTTCTATGAACGCATAAATATTTACAACGAAGAAAAATTTTCATTTAAAATACATGAAATCAATTTATATGGATAGGAAATTAAATGCAAGAATGCAAAATTGTTAGGCTTACTACCAAAGAGGTTTTAATATGCAAGGTTGTACCTATTGATGCAAATAAGGAAAACCAAGAAGAAATTCTATTGCAAGATCCATACGAAATCAAGTCTTTTATGAATCCGCAATCTGGTGATTTCAATTCAACTTTAGTAGATTGGCTGCAATTCTGCGATGGTAACGCAACAGTTATTGACACGTTTAATATAATAACTGTCAATAACCCTAGTATTGAATTGAAAGAACATTACGAATATATTTTAGAAAGACGCGCCGTGATCGAATCAAATGACGCCTTTACTAAAATAAAAAATCCACAGAAAGAAACGGATCAAGAAGAATATACTCTTGAAGATTATATGGACATGTTGAATACTAGTAAGACATATCATTAAGATATTCTTTAAGGCTCAACATAGCCATGCTAACATACCCCAAATGATTCGTCAAGACGTTTTCTGAAGAATTTATTTCTGCAAAGGTGTTGACAAATTTTGGTATCTGTGGTATTATGAAAGTAATAAAATATTTAAGGAATTGTTATGGCAAAAAGAGTTAGGCACCATTATGTTGACAACAAAAAATTGTTGGTTGCAATGGTCGAGTATAAAGAAAGTGTTGATAAATCAAAGGATGAAGATGGAGAAAGGCCACGGGTTCCCAATTATATTGGGGAATGCATTATGAAGATCGCCCAGCACTTATCCTACAAACCAAATTTTATCAACTACACATATAAAGAAGAAATGATATCTGATGGTATAGAAAATTGTCTTTTGTATATAGACAATTTTAATCCAGAAAAGTCAAGCAATCCATTTGCATATTTTACACAAATTATCTATTACGCATTTATTCGCAGAATT